CTAATTTATATTTTCTAACTTACTCATCATATCTTTATCCATTTGTTCAGTAACATGACTATATATCTGTAAAGTTGTTTTATAATCTTTATGACCTACACGATCCATTATTGCACGCAGTGACACGCCTAATTGTGATAATAAGGATATGTGACTGTGACGCATTGTGTGAGTTGAAATATCTTTTTCAATACCTACATTCTTTGCAGCGTTCTTAATGTTAGCATTAATAGATGATAAGGGCATAGGACTGCCTTTACTATTTGTAAATATAAAATTTCTCTCTTTAAAATTACTATCCCACTTAGCAGATTTCTTATTTTCCAACATTACCTTACGCAATATCTCACAACTTCTAGTTGTAATAGAGATAGTACGATAAGAGGCCTCAGTCTTAGTTGTATCTTTAAAGCCACGTACACCATCTTTAGTTATCCATGCTATTGTGCCATCAATCTCAATCTTTTTATTCTTAAAATCAATGTTTTCAGGTTGGAGTGCTAATAACTCACCAATTCTTAAACCGTTCAATACTTGAAACTCAGTAATGTATGCAGTCATCATATATGAGCGTTTAATATAGCCTTTATTACTAGTGCTTGCCTTATGGTTAAGTTCATCAATGAGTTTATGTACTTCATTCATTTCTAGATAATTCTCACGTTTAGCTTTGATTTCTTCTCTAGTTACTGCTTTCTTAGGTAGTGACACATTATCTATATATGATATATCTGAGATGTTATATCTCTTTTGTGCAAACTTCAATACATTCTTTATAAGGCTCACATTGACCTTAATTGTAATGTGTTTAATATTATTTTCTTTCATTGATGTATTGATGTAATCTTGGATAACTTGAGCGTTCATTTTATCGACAAGAATATCCTCATTTATTCGCTCTTTGATGTGAGCAAGTCTATAAGTTTTTGCTCTTATAGTTGATTGTTTAGCCCCAGATGTTAATTTGTAATTCTCAAACCACTCATCACATGCAGCATGGAAAGTTAGCGTCTTGAGTGTAGTAGGTGTCTTATTATTTTGCTTTTCTTCTATACGCTCATTTAAGCGTTTCTGAGCCTCTTTTTGTGACTGCTTACCATTCTTATTAAGTACCACGCTAACACGTCGCCATTTGTTTGTGAGTGGATCTTTATACTTCTCATAATAGCGATATTTAGTTTCACCATGTTTATTAGTAAATTTCTCATGCCACATGTTATCCCTCCTAAATAAAAAGGGTAGACGTGCTACCCCTAAGCAAGTTTTAAAAATATTATTCAGATAAATCAAAAGTTATACTTCTGCTACTAAATAAGTTAGAAATAATTTTTACATTTAATATTTGTTGCTTTATCAGAAACATCAAACACACAAACTCATAAATTATTTATTATAAATTCTCAATAATATTGTGTTGATGATACTATATAACATCTTTTTATCTTCTTCAGTTAAAATATTTTTATAAAAATCATCGTTATTAGTTTCTATCCCTTTGAAAAAAATTCTATATTCTTTTTGGGAAAGTAACCACCCTATATCGTAGTATGGTTTATCTAACAATTTAGAAGAAGTGATATTTATATTTGAATTAGCTGGCAATTCTACCTCGTTGTTATAATGCCTATCTATATGATTCATTAACCCCTTTTTTGACTTCTTTAAAAAAGATTGATATTCCTCAGTAATTTCTTTGCTATCTAGCTCTTTAATTTTAATAAATAAAGATAATAATGCATCTATGGTTTCATAGTCTTTAAAGCCATCTAAGAAAAATAAAATTACGAATAGAACTTTTTTAGAAGGAAATCTTTGACCTTTTTCTATTCTACTCACATATACATCAGAAACACCTAAAATCTTTCCAAATTCTTGTAATGTAAATTCGTATTTAGATCTAATGTCTTTAATAATATTAGCGAATTCTTTCTTTAATTCTTCCATTATTTCACCTCTTTATATATAGAATTATACTTAAATACAAAAAGTTAGTAAACATTTTGAAAAAAACTTGCCAATTTTTAGTTAAACATGTTACTATTTGTTTACTAACAAAATTAAAGTTAGTAAACATTTAATAAAGGAGGTATTAAAGTATGAAAATGATTGCTAAATCTGAACTATTGAAGAGTGTTATTGCTTTTAATGGTATGAGTATTAAAGATTTTGCAGATGAATTGAATCTGAACATTTACTTTTTAAATTCGATTGTAAATGGTAAGAAAACTACTTCACCAAAAACTGCAAAGAAAATTGTTGATTATTTAGGTTTAGATATAAAAGAAGTGTTCGAAATTAAAAAAAATAAGGAGGCCTAAACTATGCCACATGTAAAGCTGCAAGATTTACCAACTCGAGAAAATGTAGTTACTGAACCTAAACAAGTAATAGTAAAGCCTATCATGGCAAAACCTAATGCTATTGCTAAACTATTCGGAATTTCGTATAGTTCGGTCAATCGTATTCTTAAAGAATATGAAAAAGATAACAAAGGTGTAGAGGATCTATATTACAGTTTATCACCTACTATGACAGTTATATCTATTGATGGCTTTAAAGAATATTTAAGTAAACGTCATAAAGGTTGGCTTTAATTGGGGGTGATAAAACATGGCCAAATTTTTATTTAAACTAATGTTAATTTCAGTGATCTCATTCCTTAGTGGTTGGTTACTGGGAATACATGTAGCTTTCACTATTTACATGTTAGGTAGTGTAATCGCAGCATTAAATATTGAAGAAAATGGAGGAGTAGTAAATGAACATTAATCAAAAATTAAACACAACAAATAAATTCAGAGAGGAAAATGAAAAAATGAAAAACTTAACTAATCAAGATTTTAAAAATATTAAAGGCAAATTGAACTATGAGCATATGGCGAATGGAAAAAAACATACTAGTAAAATGATTAAATTATTACAAAAACGTCATCTTAAAAATTTATCAGTTATTAAAAGTGAATATCCATATTTAAGTGATAATGAAATTTTTGAAATTCTTGCAGATTATCGAGAATACGAAGATTTACTATCAGCAATAGATACTTTCATAGATTTCCCTAGCATTTACGAAGGTTCTAATATTAGTAAATTCTTAACTTTAGATGATATTGAAAACTTAAAAATAGCTATTGAAGAAATGACAATTTTTGTTGAAAGATTGGAGGAGTAGTAAATGAAAAATTTAAAGTATCAAATTCATGAAATTAAAGATGAGGTAATAAGTGCAGATTTAACTTCTAAACTCAACGCACTCAGAAACTTAGTAGCAGATGAAATGGAACGTGCTGAGGAATATAAAAAAATGCTAGTTGCGTCTAACGATCAAGTAGCAGCATATACTGCAAATGAAAGTATTCAAAATCATTTTGTTTATCTCGCAGTAATCAATTCAATCTTTACTGATGTGAGTTCAATGATTGAACAGGTGGAACATCATTATAACAACGCAATAGATGAATTAAAAAATGCGTCTAGTGAGAACTTTGGCGAGAACACACTAAACGCATAATATATAAATTTTATTAAATACAAGAGCAATAAGAAAATACTCCATTTGTATTATAACATCTTTGCTCTTGTTTTAATACATGGAGGTATAAAATTGAGCGTAATTCAATTAAAAAATGATACTCAAGTGAGTGTGGTTTGGTATGGAAACGAAAAATCAACTTCATTCAAAAACTTCTCTCAACCTAAGTGGAGTGAATTGATTAGTCGTTTATCCATTCCACAAAATAATACAAATAAATATGCTAGAGGAACAGCAGTATATGGAGATATTGCTGATGGCGTAGATGATAAAGGCAACGAATATCGAAAATATAGAAATGATGACAATGTACTTTATAGAGATGTACTTGTACTTGATTATGATGATGAAGATGATTTAAACAGGCTACACAAGTCAATTAAAAGCGAATTAGAGGGCTTTGCATGGTTTTGGCATACAACATTCAGACACACAAATGAAAGTCCTAGAATACGCTTGTACGTGCCACTGAGTGAGCGTATAAGTGCAAATGAATATCGTGCATATGTAAGAACAATAGCACAAAAAATTGCGTGCAAAATTGATGAGGGCAGTTATCAACCATCTAGGGCTATGGCGTTACCAGTTAGAAAAAGTAATGAAAGCCCGTTTGAATTTCAATTTAACGACGCTGCAATTATAGGTAAATCGACACTTAAAGAGTGGGCTAAATTATTTGATATTTCTAGTAAAGAAAATTCTACTCGAAATTTCAAAAGACGCGATCCAAGTCATTGGCAAGAAAAAGCATTTGGTGTTAGTGAAGGTGGGCGTAATTCGTCACTAGCAAGCATTTTAGGACACTTATTTAATCGTAGAGTAAATGAACATATTATTTTTGCCTTTGCTCAGATGTGGGGACAATCATGCACACCACCAATGAGTGAACGTGAGATAAACGCTACTTTTTATTCAATTATGAAAAAACATTATAACAACTAGAGAGGAGTTTTCTATGAACTTTACTAATGATGAAATTATGAATGAAATCAATGAAAATTTAAACAAAAGATTATATACACCTGATTTTATTCCAGATGGTTATAAAGTAAAATCTAATAATTATGGCGCAGCACTTTATCAAATTATCCCAAGTAAAAAAGATGGTGAACCAGATAAAGAAAAATTCATCACTACTACTATTCCAGAAATCAATACTAGATATGAAAATATTGAAAATGGTGAAGTTAGTTATAATATGCACTTTATAGACAATCGAACACCAGTGAATTTAAGTGTTACTGCCGAAGAAATCACAGATAATAGACAACTCCTCAAATTAGCAAATAGGAAACTAGATGTAACTTCAAATACTTCATCAAAATTAGTTGATTATATTAATCAATCTAAGAGATATAGTCCACCTATCAATATAAAGGTAGCAACTCGATTAGGACATGTAAAAGATTACTTCATTTATCCTTACAAAGATGAAATGGAACATAAAAATATCAAGTTTTTTAATAACGATAAAGGCTTTCAAAAACTAGTAAATTCATTTAAATCTAAAGGGACAATCGAAGATTATTCAAAAAAAGTATTTATAAAAATTAAAGATTTACCTATGGTTATGGTGATGTTATATGCCTCACTAGGTTCGGTATTACTTTATGAATTTGATATTATGCCATTTATTGTTGAACTTGCTGGCAGTACTTCAACAGGTAAAACATTCACTTTAAATCTAGTAGCTAGTGTGTGGGGTACTACTGACCTCACAACTACATGGAGTTCTACTAGAAACAGCATTGAGGCTATGGCTGCATTTTTGAACTCTTTTCCAATGTTTAAAGATGATACACGTAATATATCACCTAATTTTATAGCTAATGCAGTCTACAACTATTCAAGTGGTGAAAGTAAAAGCCGAAGTAATAAGAATTTAACTATTGATGAAAAGAAAGAATGGAAAAATATTTTACTTTCTACTGGTGAGGCCTCAATTACGAATATGGCAGATGATAAGGCTGGAGTATCTGCTCGTGTTGTTACTTTAGAAGAACAACCTTATCCAGATAATTATGATTTCATCTCGTTAGATCATGAATTTAGAGAGAATTACGGAACGCTAGGAATTGAATTTATTAAACAATATCAATCAAAAAAAGATGAATATAAAGAAAGTTTTGAAAGCTATTTAAGATACTTTAATGAAAAAGGTATCAACGAAGTAATGCAACGTATTGGGAAGTGCTTTGCCTTATTACAGCTTACTGGTGAAATTCTTAATGATATTGATGGTTTTGAACATGACTATTATAAGATTATTAACCAAGCATATGAAAATATGTTGAAGAATAATAAAACGATAGATAAACCTAAACAAATGCTTGAGGGACTATTGGAATATTTAGACGCTAATCGAAACAACATCATTGGTGAGGGATATAGTCCAGTTAAAAATGGCGAGATTATGGCAGTTTATAAATCTGATTATTTATGTATTAAAAATGAAACTGTTAAAGCTAAGCTAGGATATGAAACTCAAACAATTACATCTCAATGGGAGAAAAAAGGCTATTTAATCACAGATAAGAATAGACTTCAAAAACAAGTTAGACATAATTCTGAAAGACATTTAGGATATGCAATTAAAAAAAGTATTGTAGAAGAATTAGGGTTTGACTTTTCAGTTTCACATAGTCCTTATACAAGTGAAATTTAGTACACATATGTACACATTCTTTTTAAAAGAGTGTGTACTCTATAAAAGTTATGATATCAACGTTTTAAGATAAGTAGTACACATTGTACACAAAGTACACAGTAATAATAATATATTTTAATAAAAAACTTTAATTGCTTAAAAGTTATTACATTTATTCAATATACAAATATTAAAAAAATAGTGTGTACTCTGTGTACTAATCTTTTAAACCTAATTGTATCAACGTTTTAACTGGTACACATTTAAAAAATATGTAGTGTACAGCTCTGTGTATCGTACACAATTATTAAATACGGAGGTAAAAAATGCCTACAATTACAGAAATAGGACACCAACAATTTAAGATGTTTATAAATAATAATAAATTTCAGCAGCATGTGAAGAAAGAACAAGAAAACATGGCTAAAGGTTTGATTATAAGTCTTTTAACTAATTCTACTAAAACTCATAAAATCTTTATTCAAGAAGTTATTTTATTAAACAAAAAATATTATCTCTATTGTTTTGGTGGGGATATATCATTGATAACTAAAGATTTTAAAGCACTAATAAAGTTTAATATTAGAAAGCCTAATCCGTTAATTAGTCAATATTTTAATAGTGATTGGATCATTGAAATAGATAACTTAAATTCACTTAAAAAAGGACATGGAAAAATGCTAATGAAAGATATATTGGCAATTTCTACAAAACTTAATCTTGAGGCTTGCTTATGGACTGAGAACGATAAAAATACAAAATATTTTGAGAGATATAAATTTGAAAGTATCGGTAAAGTTGGAAAAGCTAACGAAAATTTGATGATTAAAAGAAAGGAACGTGTATAGTATGAATAATAAACAATTAAAAGAATTAACTAAGATTGCTCATTTTATGGAAAGTGTAATTTATGAAACAGATAATTGCGTAAGAGATTTTAATATACTTACGCAGCAACAAGTGAATAAGACAACATTTTTAGAGTTCGCACTCATGTTCTTTGAGCGTAAAACGTGGGAAATTGTTGAAATGTTAGAGTTTGATACTAATGAATTTATCTTATTGAATGAAGTGAACGAAACATTAGATAGTGTAATGAAAGAAACAGAAAGCGTATATCATTATAGCGTGACCGATGAGAATGGTGAACATTATCATACTACTGATAGAAAAGGTCATATCATTGGAATATTAGAGTGGGCATTAGATCAAATTGTTGGGAATATAGATATTGAGCAAACAATTTAATATATAAATTTATAGGTCATGTACTTTAACAGGTGCATGGCTTTTTATATATAAATCGTAATTGTTAAGATTTGTTAATGATTTTAGATTGAGTTTAGGTATAAAACGAACATTAGTTCTGTAATAGAAAGTGTATGAAATTGTATGAAAAGTAGTATAAATACTTTGTTTATAGTGTTAAATAGAATGTTAAGAAGTTATATAAACACTACGAAAATAAGAACATACGTTTGTAATTTGAGTGTAAATTTAGTATAATAGAGTTGTAGGGAACTCCTGCACAATCGAAAGGAGTAATAGTGGAATTGTTAAGCATTAGATGATTGTATTAACTAAAAATAAAATGGAGGTTCACAATGCCCACTATTATAAAAAATGAATTAACGAATGATCATATTAAGGTGTTAAATGTATTACGCAACACTAAGCACAACATTATTACTAAACAGAATATATTTAATCAACTTAATATGGAGTTTACTAAAAACAATGAAAGATGGTTACAACATACTATTAATAGTTTAGTTGTAGATTATGGCTATCCAATCGGATATAGCTATAAGAAAGATACTAGAGGCTATTTCTGGATAAAGTCGAAAGAACAAAAAGAATTAGCCTTACTAAGTATTAAGCGTCATATTGAGGGCAGTGTGAAACGATATGAGGCATTAAAGAAAACTGAGATTTAAGGTGATGTAGTGAGTGCAGCAATTGAAATTATTCAAGAGAAAGTTAGCGATTACGAATTGTTCACTAGATTTAATACTTACTACATTCAATCAAGAATAGCACTCATAGAAAGTGATATAGAAGATATGTATGACCGAACTACACCTAGTTTATGTAGCGATACTGTATCAGAAAGTATTTACTATGAGAGTTATTCCGTTGAAAATCTAGCAATCGCTATATTAGAAGAACGTCAGAAATTAGAACGGTATAAGAGTAGAAGTCAAAGAGATTTAAACGCCTTTTATACTGTTCTAGGGCGTTTCTCTACTAAAGAACAAAAGTATATTAAAAACTATATTAATATACGCTCAGAGGCTCATATGAATGTGATAGAGCGTTTTAAGATTGAACTATACAAATATATTCAAACAAATAGAAATGAGTGTAATAAAGGTATAGAAAACAATTATTCATATATAAATGATAAGCGTCAAAAAGTAAAGACTTATCCTCATAAGTTGACGCTTAACCAAGAGAAAGCACTCAGAGAAAAAGAAGATGGTGCTACTGAAAAGAATATGAATAATGATGAGTTTGTAGCAAAGTTGAATGATCTAGATAAGAAATCATTTAAAGAATTTATTTATAACAGAAATGAAAATAATATCGACTTTGAGAAAGTCTTGATATTGCTACAAGCTATACCGAAACGATTACCACAAAAAGAGATTAAAAAGCCATATAACTACATAAGAGAAATAGGCTTAAAAACTAATTGAAACGAGGAATTTAATTGAAAACTGCAAAATATTTTGATGAATACAACGAATATGTCATAGGTCAAAGAGAGAGTATCGATAAACTTGAAAAGGAACGTCAGGAACTTATACAACGAATTAAAGAAGATAAAGCTAAATATAAAGAACTAATCGCTAACTTACAAGATAATGAAGCTGATGAACTCTATACTACATTTGATAGTAATGAGAAGAAATTAAAAGCATTAGAGAAACGCTTATCGACTAAAAAAGAAGTATTTGATGAAGCTAGACGTAAAAAGGCGATTGAACTAATTAAGCACCAAAAAGAAGTACCAAAATTATATAAAAAAGATAAAGAGAAATTATTAGCTAAATTCTATCCAATCATGGAAGAATATAACAAAGTTTTAAAAGAAATTGATGAATTAAACGTTAAGTATGAAAATGAGTTTTTACGTTATGCTAATCCATATTATAACGAAAACTTCAACGAAGATGATGAAGTAAAAAGAGAATTGCGAAATCACTTTAGAGATAATTTATACAGTCCATTTATTTCAAAAATGGATTTACCAATCATAGATATATTCAATAATAAACTTAAATTTAGAGGTGCTAAATAATGGCTAGAAAACACAATTTAGATAAGGTATCAAATCATATTATGTTAGAAACAAATTTATCAGAGAAAGATCGTGATAAATTATTAGATGTCGTAGAGGCTCAAATAAATCAAAACAATGATGAGCAACGCAGAAATGAAGCAAAACAACAATCCAAAAGTTCAAAATCGCTTCTACAAATGGCTAGAGAAAATCGCATTATCAAAGGTTAATATCATACACGCCTATCCTTAGCGATAGGCTCATTTTATTTGTGAGGTGCATACATGAACCTTAAAAGAGTAAACTACTCACTAACCTATCATGAAACTAAAATATCTGAATATACTTTGCTAACAGAATATAACCCTAAGTTTATAAATACCAAGATTAAGGCCATCACAACACAAATAGAGATGATGTATCACTTAAATATCTCACATATGACTACAAGTGATGTTCATGGCGTTGTGTCTATATCATACCCACTAGAAAAGCTAGTGATTAATATAATTGATGAAAAAGAGAAGTTACATCGTTTTAAAGCTAAATCGAATAGAAACATGCAGCAATTAAAACAGGTTATTAAGCGATATACACCTAGTGAACAAAAGGAAATCATGTATTATATGCAGTCTAACGGTTCAACGATAGATTATAGCCTCATAGAACGTCTACAACGTGATTTATACACTTATAAGCATAAAGTAAGTGTTGCTACATGATGTACGATAAACAAGCGATTAAACAGTTTATAATGGACTATCACAAAGAGAAAGCGTCAAATGTTGTAAGCTATGATGATACTGATATAGATGATTTCTTTTCACTGAGTGATGAAGTCGAACCCTTTGAACTAAGTGAGAATACTGGTAATCAAGTGTTCTTTAATGAACTAGATCAGCTTATTTATGCAGTAGGAACTAGAAGGGAATACTACATATTTTTCTTACTATGTGAAGGGAAATCTATGAATGAAATTGCAAAGATATTTGAGTTAAGTAGAGAAAGAATACGTCAATTATTGAATGGTTTATTAGACAAATTAGAGGAGGGATAACATGAGTGATTTAAACCCTAGACAAGAAAAGTTTATATCTGAATACCTAAAGACGTTGAATGTAACACAAAGTGCAATTAAGGCTGGTTATAGTCCTCATACTGCAAGTGTACAAGGCAGTAGACTGCTAAAGAATGAAAAAGTGGCTAAGTACATTGATAAGCAACGTAAGAAAGTGATTGATGAAGGCGTGCTATCAGCTAACGAACTACTTCATATCCTAAGTAATGCAGCAGTAGGTGATGAAAGTGAAGTAAGAGAAGTTGTTGTTAAACGTGGTGAGTTTCAACGTAACCCAGACACTGACAAAATGAACTTAGTGTACAATGAGCATGTAGAAATGGTAGAAGTACCTATTAAGCCTAGTGATAGATTACGTGCTAGAGATATGCTAGGTAAGTATCACAAGTTATTTACCGATAAAAAAGAACTTGCATATGAAACGCCTGTTATTGTTAATATTGGTGATTGGCCAGAAGATGAGGAAGAAGAAAAACGAAAAGCACTAGATGAATTACATGAGCAATATCCCAATAGAACAATGATTATTGATGATATTCCATTAGATGATTAAGGTAAAATTGACAAACAAATAAAGATTAGGTTTGTAAAAAATTGAAAGTTAGAGGTGTATTAACACATGGATTAAGGAGTTGTTATTATGGAAAAATTACAAGTTAAATTGTTGTCAGAGAATGCGACTATGCCAAAAAGAGATAGATTAGATGCTGGATACGATATCTATTCAGCAGAAACAGTAATACTAAAACCACAAGAGAAAGCAATAATTAAAACAGATGTATCTATAAACATACCAGAGGGCTATGTAGGACTATTAACTTCAAGAAAAGGTGTGAGTAGCGCTACACACTTAGTAATTGAAACAAGCAAGATAGACGCAGGTCATCATGGTAATTTAGATATTAATATTAAGAACGATATGCAATATTTCGATTTTGATACAAATATTTTTTCTGATATAAAAGGCAAATTTCATTATACGGATAAAAAATTTAACAGAGGCGTATACCAGATTAAAAAAGGCGATGAACTTGCACAACTTGTTATCATGCCTATTTGGACGCCAGAGTTAAAAGAAGTAGAAGAGTTTAGTTATGCGTCAGAAAAAGGGACAGACGGGTTTGGATCAACAGGATACTAAGAAAGACATAGTAGCAGAGATTAAAAGAATACTTCGCAAAGAGTAG